TCATGATGTCGGTCGACGCCTGAATCTCCACCGCATTGCCCGAGCCCAGGTCGATGCCGTTGGCGGCCATGGCCGTGCGCTGGCTGCTCTTGAGTTGCCCCGCCTTGAGGGTGAGCGCGCCGACCTGTTGTTGGCCTTGGTTAAGGGCTGATTGCGCGCCGAGTTCGGCGATTCTCGCGTTGGTGTCGGCGACGGCGGCCTGCCCCTGCAGCGCGGCCTTCTGCGTCGCTGCGCTGAAATAGCTGCCGACAGCAGACGTAACCCCGCCGCCGATCTGGCCGATCAGCGAAGCAGTTGCCAGTTGGCTAGAGGAAAATCCCATGCTCAAAACTCCGAAGGAATGGCAGCAAGGTAATGCGCACCCCCTCGGATACGCGCACCCTAGCCACCGAGGGCGACCTCGGCTGTCATGCTCACCACGGTGAGTGGTAGCGGGTCGGACTGGCGCACGAAGATTTGCCCGCTATCCGCCCACGAGGGGGTGAGCACAAGGGGGATTTCTTCACTTTTCAATGCCGGCGGCGCGCCGTAGTTCTCGGTGGTGCGCTGCTTGGCCTCGGTCAGTTCGCTGGCGCTCGGTCCCACGAAGATGCCCGAGGACCGATAGACGCGCAGCCATACCTTGTTCACGTTCTTGAACCGGCCCTGCCCAAAGCTGCCGTCCTGTAGCTGCACGGCGAGCGGTAGGGTTTGCAGGTCGGCCTCGATGGGCAGGCCGATTTGCACGGTGCTGGCCTCGATGTCCAGGGTGATGCTGCCGCCCGTGACCACGCGCTGCGGATGCACCGCACCATCGGCCAGGATGCTGACCGTTTTACCTTCGAGGTGGCCCAGGCCACTGATTACGTCGGCCGGCACGCCCGAGTAGGTGGCGCCGCAATCGACGAAGAAGGCGTCCGCCTGGTCGGAGAACTGGCGCGAGGCCATGCGCTCGACGTAGCGAACGCTGGCGCCGTTGATCGTGCGACGAACCACACAATAGAGCACGTCCTCGCTGCCTTCGGCCACCACGGTGCAGGACTCGAACACGCCGTCCGTGTCGTGCCAGTGCCAGGCGCCGACCTGCTGCTCGGGCACGTAGGTGAGCCCCAGCAGGCGGCCCGAGGTCGAGACAAACCAGACCATCGGCTGCGGCGCCTTGGCATAGGCCATATCCACGATGTCGAACGTGTCGAACAGGTGCGGTGCGCGAAGGGACAGATCCCCGGTAATGAAGCCGCTGGCCTGCCAGTTGTAGGCCAGTTCGCGCACGTGGCCGCCGCGTGCCGCGCCGTAGATCAGGGTGTTGTTGATGATGACCGGCTGTACGTTGGACGAGCCCACATAGGACTGCGGGCGCACGCTGATGGTGCTCGGCGTGATTGCGTCGCTATTCACCGACGTGACGCGCCACTCGGCCGAGGACGTGAGCAGCAGCAGTTGGGTGAGCGGCACGATATGGCGGATGGTGTTCGCCTCGCGCGCGGCCACGCGGAAGGCGATGCGGTCGTCGTCTCGAATCGGGAGCGAATAGCTCATGTTCGATTCGGTGCCGGACTTGGTCATCCAGATGTTTTGTGGCTTGTTGGTCGTGCCGGCGAAGCATCGGCGCTGTTCGAAGTAGGACACGGCGCCGGGGTAGTCGCCGGCCCCGCCGAACACGCTGTCGTAGAGGGGCGGGGTTTTGCCCAGGTCGGGGCTGATGTTGTCGTCGACGATGGACAGGCCTGTGGTTTGGCCGATGTAGCCGTACAGGCCGCCTTGCAGCTTATAGACGTTGTAGCGCGAGGCGCCGGTCACTGCCGCCCACGAGATTGTCACGGTGGCGCCGGTTTCGAACAGGTTGCCGCCCACGCTCGACGCTGCCGAGGCGGCCGACTCGCTGACGCCTTCGGAATCCACCGCCGTGACCACGTAGTAGTAGGTGTATTTCACGGCCGTATGCCCAGCAGCGGACAGCGAGGGCGCCCCAGGTGCGGCAATCGAGGCCGCGAAGGATAGGGTCGTCAGTTGCCAGTTCGTTGCTCCCAGGCGGCGCAGTTCGCGCGGTGCATAGTTGGGATGCACCAGGGTGAGCACGTCCGCCGACTGCACATAATGCACGTCGAACAGGTCGGCCTCGGCGTAGGGGTTGGCGATTTCGTAGGGCACGCCCCCGCTCATCAAGGTGGCGCCCTGGGTGTGGAAGCGGAAATAGCCCGGCCCCATTTCGATGACCATGGTTTGCGTCGTCGAGTAGGTGAATGGGATCAACCGCACCTTCTTGGTCGAGTCCTTCACTGCACGCACGAAGGCGAAGCCGGGGCGGTTTTCCGCCGGTCCCTGGGGCTTGGTAATGAAGTTGCGGCAGCGCGCGAGGCCGGATTGATACTTGGCGTCGTCGTTGCGCCCAAACATTTCCGGGCTGATTTCACCGCCCGAGAACGAGCGTTGCAAGGTGCGAATGTTCGCCACGGCTTACCTCCCGGCGATCCAAGCCGGCGTGTGTTCCGGGCGCACCTTGCGCTGGTTGGCGTCCGAAACCTTGGCATTGGAGAATGCGAGCATGAAACTTTGCAGGCACGCCTTCGCCATGGCAGCGCCCGCGTCGCCCTTGAGCACCGGCCCGGCCAGGTAGGAGGCCAGCAGCCAGGCAAGCGCATCGACGAAGAGCGGCGAGAACTTGGTGGTGTCGGTCACGCGGGCGACGAAGCGCAGGCTGGCGTCCTCCTGATTGGTCAGGATGATGGCCGCGCCGTTGGCGTCGCTTTCCGCCTCGTAGGGCTGGGTTTCCTCATCGTTCGAGGCATTGGCCGAGAGCACCCCCAGCAGCTTGAGCGCGCCGGTCGGCTCGGCATAGGCGAAGGACCAGTCCCAGGACGGCACGGTCAGCTTGGCAAGCTGCACGCGCCGCGTGGCGAACTTCCAGGCGTGCATTTCCAGCAGGGAGTCACGGGCCACGGCGTAGAAACGCGCGCAGTGTTCCGCCTGGGCCGAGCCCTCGGGCGGGTCAATGCTCGCCACCGTGGCGTTGTCGCCCAGGCGCGCGAGCGCGAGGTTGCAAATATCAACTTCCGAGGCCATGGGCACCTCCTAGAAAAACGGGGGCGCAAGGCCCCCGCAAGCTGCTGGCTACCACCTTGGAGAAGATCAAACCAGGTCGTCGGCGGGCTTCTCGTTGGCCTGGGCTTCGGGCTTCTTGCCGCCCTTGCCGTTGGCCTTCTGCTCGACCGGCTGGAACCACGAGCCCTTGGTACCATCCGGCACCTCGAACTCGTCGCCCGGCTCGCGCAGTTTTCCGAAATAGCCCAGCTTGGTTGCAATCACTTTCATGCTGTCACCTCATTAAGCGATGCGAGCGCTATCGGGCTGCGCGATGTTCTGCTGGATGCCCGTAACGATCTGTGCGGAGAACTTGCCGGCGGTCAGCGGGCCGGTGCCAACGGTGTAGTACACCCGGCAGTAGCGGCGCAGCTTGGTCGGCATCGGAATGACGACTTGTTGGCCGGCGGCGAGGTTGGCCTTGCCGATGGCAGCAGTGACAGCCACGTCGGCGAAGGTGGCGTTGTCGGCCGAATCCTGCACCGAGAACGTGACGGTCGCGGCGCCAGCGGCAGCGGCCGACTCATCCACGGTGATGACCATGTTGCTGCGGTCATCGAGGCCGACGTTCGGGTTGGGCTGGCCGAAGTCGATAGAGTCGGTCGAAGCGGCCGACACGGTGACGGCTTGCTCGTTCGAGACTTGAAGCGCTTTATCAATAAACATGATGTTTTGTCCTTTCTGGAATCGTTGAGCGGGGGCGGTGTTACCCGCCCCCAGCCGGTTACACCACGCGGGCCTCGGTCAGCAGGAGCGCGTCGGTACGACGGCAAGGCACGCCGTCGAACGTGACAACCTTCTTGCCGGACACTTCTTCCATGGTCAGCGTCGAACCGGCCACCTTATTGGTGATCTGACGACGCAGGAAGCTGCGAATCTTGCGCGGCATGTAGAAAGCCGGACGACCCATGCCGATGTTCGGCACCAGTTCGAGCGCCTGGGTCATCAAGTCGATGAGGTCGCCGCCGGTCGCCGCGTTTTTGGTCAGGTCGGACACGTCGATGTTGGCGATACGGACCACATAGCGCCAGTCGCGCAGCACGGCGCCGATGTCCCACTTGTAGTGGGTGCGGTAGCCCTGGTAACGGCCGCCGGCCGCATCGGTCAGGGTGTGCTCGCCGAGGTCGCGCGATTGCAGGCCGGCCGCCGAGCCCTTCGGGAAGATGGTGTGGCAGGTGTTCGGACCCCACACAATCAGCCAGATGGACGCGTTGTCGCTGCCGGTGCCGCCGGCATCCACGATGTTCATGGCGTTTTCAGCCGAAAGGCTGTTGTAACGCGGGGCCAGGCCCATGAACTTCTCGGGGTCGGCGCTGGAATCGCCGTAGAAGAGCGTGGTCGCCATCGTCTGATTCATGCCTTCGACGAAGGCGCGATCTTCGGACAGGCGCCAGGCGGCGGAATTGCCGTTGAGGTCGGCAAGCGCCTTGTCGACTTCGGCGTAGGTTTCCAGCATACCCATGCTGTCCTTCACCGGAACGGTGCGGGACTTCTCGGGCTGGACGCCGTAGTTCAGTTTGCGCCACGTACCAGCCGGCAGGCCGGAACGGACGGTGGTCTTGTGCTCGGTGAAACCGTTGGCCTCGATGACGGTCATGTCGTCGAGGATTTCGTTGGTTTCGTTGAGCATTTCAACGATCTGCGGGTCGATCTTGCCGTCCGCAGTCATGCGGGCTGCAACGTCGGCCAGAGTCGGGTTCGTAGTGGAAAGGGTTCCCATTTTGCTGTTCTCCTTTTACGGATTCATGTTGGATGCTGCGTACAGCCGTCGCGCGTCGCCCTGGTTGGTTTTGCCAGCCTGGCCGGTCACGAAACGGTCCTCACTGATTGCCTTGCCCGCCCGGTAGAACACCCGGATCACCTCGGGGTGATTGCCCAGGCCGGACTCTTCCAGCAGCGTGCGCAGTTCGGGCGTGGCGAGTGCGTCGAGCGCCTTCTTCGCGGTACCCAGGTTCTCGGCCAGTTTCTCGCCGCCGAATTCCTTGTCGGTCTTGGCGGCTTCCGCCCACTCGGTGCGAGCGGCCTGGAACTGTTCAGCTTGGCGCGCGGCGATAACCGGGGCCATCTTGTCGAGTACCTTTTGCGCTTGGTCCTGGGGCAGGTTCAATTCCTTGGCGATTTCGGAGAAAGCACCGATAACGGTGTCGTCGAACTGCACGCCCTCGGGAGCCTTGAACTCGTAGCTCTCGGGTGCGCCTTCCGGCTTCTTCCCCTGCTCGCCTTCGGTTTTGGTGCCCTCGGCCTGCTGGCCTTGGGTGCCTTGCCCTTCGGTCGTTTGCTGCTGTTGGCCGCCTTCACCCGCACCAGTAGCGGATTGCTGGGTGGCCTGTTCAGATGCGGTGGCGCCTTCAGTGGTCGTTGCGGCTTCCGTCATCATCGTTTCGGTTGTCATGGATCTGTTCCTTCACCATTACGGGATAAAGCTCCGGGCAGAGCGTGTGGATTTGCGCCAAGATGCGCAGGCCCTCGTTCCTGTTCCCCTCGTTGAACGCCATCGTCATCGAGTTGGTATTGAACGAAAGCCGGAACACCCCGGCTCGGTCCAGAAAGCGCCACACGATGCGACGCCCCCGCTTACTGCCCATGAGCCATTTAAGGTCGGCCTCTTCCGTATCCTTCACCAGCTTGTTGCGAAGGTCGGTGTCGGCCTTTGCACGCTCCTGGCTGCGAATGTCGGTCGGGTCGTAATTGCTCATGGTCGCAATCTATTGGGCATGGGTCGCAGTACGCGCACCCCTATCAGGTGTAACCGCTGAAAGCGCGGGTCACGTCGGTGAGCGCGCTTTGCTTGCTGGTATCCACGCTGCCCAGCTTTTGCGCGGTGTCCGCCCCTTGGTTGAGTAGCGCGGCCTGCTGCTGGGCCTGGGCCGCCTCGGCGCGCTGCTTGCGAATCATTGCCACCTGTTCGCCCGGCACGATCAACTCGGGGTCGATGCCCAGCATGTCGGCGTAGGCGTCGGCCCAGCGGTCGGCGTCGAACTTGTCGAGGACTTCCGGCTTGATGCCAGCCACCGCGCCAAGGTTGCCGACGAAGCGATCCACCGAATTGGTGGCAATCGCGCGCTGCGCCTGGGCCAGCATGCTGACGAACTCGACGTTCAGTTCCATGCCCTGCAATTCGTCCGGCGGGGGTGGCACGATATTGGCCTCGACCATGCGCGAAAAGGTCATTTCGATGAGCGGGTCGAGGATTTCGTTGTGCATCCGTTCCAGCACCGGCCCGAGCATGAGCAGCTTTTCCTCGTGGCGCTCGGCCACCTCGGTGGCGGTCATTTGCGGGTTTGTGCCGTTGGCGAGCATGAGGAACAGGTCGGCGTAGAAGCTGCCCTTGATGCGCTCGCGCACGTCCTGAATGTCGGCCAATAGGTGCGACAGGTCGATATTGACCTCGAATGCCGAGCGAATGCCGCCGTTCGGTGCGGCTGCATCCACGAAGGAAATGCCGCCGGGCAAGGTATCCACGTCGCGCGACTTCAAGGACGTGGGCGCCTGCAGCGGGGGCTTGGTCTTGTAG